TCCTACGCCGAATTCATGCGTCAGCAGTTTCGAGCAGTGGCTGCGGCCATGGGAATCACCTACGAGATGCTCACTGGGGACCTGACTCAGGTGAACTACTCCTCCATCCGGGCAGGCCTGCTGGAGGTCCGTCGCCGCTGCGAAGCCTTGCAGCACGGCGTGATCGTGCACCAACTGTGCCGCCCGATCTGGCGTGCCTGGATGGACCAGGCCGTGCTCGAAGGTGTCCTCGACTTACCCACCTACCGAAAAAGCCAACGCCAATACCAAGCCGCCAAGTGGATCCCACAGGGCTGGAAATGGGTGGACCCGCAGAAGGAATACAACGCCATGAAGTTGGCGATTCGCGCGGGCCTCATGAGCCGGTCGGAAGCGATCTCCGGAAATGGCTACGACGCTGAGGACGTGGATCGTGAGATTGCCGCTGACAACGCCCGAGCCGATGCCTTGGGTTTGGTCTTCGATTCGGATCCCCGTTACGACCAACCCCTGACGACTCCTTCACTACCGGCCAGCGATGCCACGCTGTCCGATCTCTCAACTGATACTTCTCTGGAGTAGTTCATGCTGCCTCACCTCGCTTCCCGCCTGTTCGGGACGCCCTTGCTCGTCCATCGCGCCAAACTCGATATCATTCTGGCGGTGATGGGCGAGCGCTTAGGCGTCGCGCCTCCATTGGCGGATCTGGCCTTGCCGGTACCGAAGTCGGCTACCACCGCTCCAACGGGGATTGCCGTCATTCCCATTCTGGGAACGCTCGTCAAGCGCTCACTCGGCATGGAAGCCGCCTCAGGCCTGACGTCCTACAACGAGATTGCTGCGATGCTGGACGCAGCTGTAGTTGATCCCATGGTCAGCGGCATCCTGCTCGACATCGATTCCCCGGGCGGTGAAGCCTCGGGCAGTTTCGAATTGGCCCGCCGTGTGCGTGAGGCAGCCACCATCAAACCCGTCTGGGCCGTCGCCAACGATGTGGCGTATTCAGCCGCCTATGCGATTGCTGCCAGTGCCCAACGTCTGTTCGTCACCGAAACCGGTGGCGTCGGGTCGATCGGGGTCATTGCGCTGCATATTGACCAGTCGATCAAGGACGCCAACGACGGCTACCGCTACACCGCCATCACCGCTGGCGCGCACAAGAACGACTACTCGCCGCACGAACCCTTGTCGGATGCAGCCAAGTCGGAACTGCAAAGTGAAGTCGACCGGCTCTACGCGATCTTCACTGAACATGTCGCGGCCATGCGCGGGCTGGATCTCGATGCCGTGCGTGCGACCGAGGCTGGACTGTTCTTCGGCGCGAATGCCGTGGTCCAGGGGCTTGCCGATGGTATCCAAACCCTGGACGCCACCCTGACCGAATTTCAGTTGTTTCTCAACGCACCTAAAAACGCCCTGACCCAGTCGCCGTCTCGGGCGCGGGGCGTCTTCCGTACTGAGACGGCTAATCCTAAAAAGGATCTGAACATGAGTGAAGAACAAACCATCGATATTCCCGGTGGCGACGAAGCTGCTGCGCAACTGGCGCAAGCCGTGGCCGATGCCAAACGTGATGTCACCCAAACCGCGCAGGCCATCGCTGAAGTTTGCATGCTCGCCGGTTGTCCTGAGCGTGCCGCTGAATTCATCGCGGCGGGCAAGTCTCAGTCCGAGGTGCGCCGCGTGCTGATCGATGCTCGTGCCGCCTACGCTGAGGCCACCGAAATTCGCTCGACCATCACCGCCGAGGCGGGTACCGCCGTACCCAGTCACGCCGAAGCCTCGCCGATCGTCGCCGCCGTCAAGAAACTCGCTGGCACCGCCTAAGAAAGGAAATCCCCCATGTCCGTCATCACCCAAGCCAATGATCTCGCCGACCTGCTGCGTTTCGAGGGCGAGAACCGCTATTCCCGTGAACGCGCCACCCTCGCAGCGGGCCACAACCTGATGCTGGGCACCGTGGTCGCCACCGATACGGCCACTGGCAAGATCGCCCCGCTCGATCCGGCTGACACCGGCTCGCTGGCTCAAGCCACCGGTGTGCTGCTCAACGATTGCGATGCCACCACTGCCGACAACTCCGACGCCCTGGTGGTGGTCCGCCACGCCATCGTCTTGCGCGATGCGCTGATCTGGCCGGCGGCGATCACTGCAGAGCAGAAGGCGACTGCCATTGCCCAGCTGCGCGCACTGGGCATTCTGGTCCGCGACGCTGTTTGAGCCCTCACCACATCGCCACCACACCCACTTTCTTCCGTCATTCCTCCGGCCCGCTGGTTATTCCGCGGGCCGTTCCTTTTATTGGAGCCCTCTCATGCAAAACCCTTTCCAGAATCCCGGGTTCTCGATGGCCAGCCTTACGGCGGCCATCAACCTCATCCCCAACCGCTACGGTCGGCTCGAAGAACTCAACCTGTTCCCCGCCAAGCCGGTGCGCACCCGCTCGGTGGTGATCGAGTCGCGCAATGGCACGCTGAACCTGCTGCCCAGCCTGCCGCTGGGCAGTGCCGCCACGCAGAACAAGCACGACAAGCGTCAACTGCACTCCTTCGTGATCCCGCATATCCCGCTGGAAGACGTGGTGTTGCCCGAAGAGGTGCAGGGCGTCCGTGCCTTCGGGTCCGAAACCGAGATGGAAACCGTGGCCCAAGTGCTGGCCCAGCATCTGGAGTCCATGCGCAACAAGCACGCTATCACCCTGGAGCACCTGCGCATGGGCGCATTGAAGGGCGTCATTCTGGATGCCGATGGCAGCGTGCTACATGACCTCTTCGATGTCTTCAAGCTCACGCCCACCACGGTCAACTTCCAGCTCAATGCCGACGGCACCAAGGTCCGTAATAAATGTGCTGACGTGGTGCGCAACATCACCGAGAACCTGCGTGGCGAGTTCATGACCGGCGTGCGCTGCCTGTGTTCGCCGAGCTTCTTTGCCAAGCTCACGGAGCATGCCAGCGTGATCAAGGCCTACGAGAACTATGCCCAGGGTGCCATGCTGCGTGACGATGTGCGCAATGGCTTTGCCTTTGGTGGCATCGTCTTCGAGGAGTATGTCGGCAAGGCGAGCTATCTCGACGGGGCAGGCACCGCTCAGACGCGTGACTTCATTGCCGAGGGCGAAGCGCATGCCTTCCCGCTGGGCACGGTCGACACCTTTGCCACCTATTTCGCCCCGGCCGATTTCAACGAGACGGTCAATACGCTGGGTCAGGCCATCTACGCCAAGCAGGAGCCACGCAAGTTTGATCGCGGCACGGATCTGCACACGCAGAGCAACCCACTGCCGATGTGCCACCGCCCGGGTGTGCTGGTCAAGCTGACCATGGCGTGATGGGCGATCCGGTGCAGCCCAATCCAGTTAACCCCTTCATCCGCCTACTGGTCAGCAGCTTTCTGCACCTCGGCAGGCCGGGCAGCTACCGGCGTGCCGATGGGGTGGAGATCACCACGCGCTTCATCGCCAAACAGGCCGATGTCGTCGAGTCCTTCGGCGACACCCGGCTGGTGGTGGCCACCCACCGCTTTGATGTGATGGCCCGCGACGTGGCTTCGCCCCGCGAGGGCGATCGTTTCACCGTTGCCGGCCAGACCTATCAGGTGGTGGGTGACCCCCTAGCTGATCGGGACCGCTTGATCTGGACGCTGACTGGAGCTCCGGTATGAAGCTCATGGTGGCACTCACCGGCAACCTGGACCAGATGCTGGCCGATGAAGTGCGCATTGCTGAACAGGCGGTGACGCACTCGATTCGTGAAGCCACCGATGGCCTCAAGACCGAGTTGCGCAGCCAGATCACTGAATCAGGATTGGGCCAGCGCTTGGCCAACACCTGGCGCGCTGAGGTCTATCCCAAAGGCAAACTGAGCATCAAGGCGGCTGGTCTGGTCTACAGCCGGGCGCCCGTCATCGTCGGTGCGCATGACCAAGGGGCCACCATCCGTTCCAAGGATGGATTCTGGCTGGCCATTCCCTTGCCGGCTGCCGGCAATGGCCCACGCGGCAAACGCATGACCCCAGGCCTTTGGGAAAAGCTCCGGGGCCAGCGCCTGCGTTTCATCTACCGCAAAAGCCAACCGTCGTTACTCGTCGCAGAAAACCAGCGCGCCCGCCAAGGTCAACGCGGCGGTTTCTCGGCCGCTTCACAAAAGGCCCAGGCATCCGGCCGAGGGCTGGTCACGGTGCCGATGTTCCTGCTGGTGCCCCAAGTGACCCTGAAGAAGAAATTCGACATCGACCGCAGCGCGCGTCGCTGGATCAGCACGCTGGCCCAACGCATTGCCAACCGTTTCGATGAAGCCGACCGCAAAGGGGCAACGTCATGAGCCAAAGGGAAAACGCCATCGGTGCTTTGTTCTCCATACTCGGCCAGTTGTCACTGGGCACGATGGTCAAACGCAACGCCGCCTTGCCCGAGCGCATCGCGGACCACGCCATGGCGATTTTGCGAGACGGCGAGATGGGCGAACCCGAGGTGTCGCTCTCGCCGCTGACCTACCACTGGCAGCACCAGGTGGCTATCGAACTGTTTGTCGCCGACCCGGATGCCGCTGCGCGTGATTCACGCATGGATGGCCTGCTTATCGAGCTCGCCACCCTGATCGAAGCCGACCGGACGCTCGCCGGTGTCGTCGAGTACACCGAAATCGGTCAACCGAAGTTCGATGAACTGGCCCCCGAGGGCACGAGCGGCATCAAGGCCTGTCTGCTGCCCGTGGTCCTGGACTACAGCAGTGCCGGACCGCTTTCCTGAAATCACATCTGAGATCACATCCACAAGGAGTTCTGTATGGCCCGTGCCTACGGCGCGAACGCCAGCCTCTTGGCCGCGTTCGAATCCACCTATGGCAGCACCCCGGTAGGCGACTACTGGCAGCTGCCCTTTGTCTCCACCTCACTCGGCTCCGAACAGGGGCTGATTGCCAATGATCTGATTGGCCTCGGGCGCGACCCGAGTGCGCCGATTCGTGATGTGATCAAGGTCGAAGGCGACATGGTCGTGCCGCTGGACGTGAGCCACATCGGTCTGTGGCTCAAGGCCTTGTTGGGCGAGCCCACCTCGGTGGGCACGGGCGTGGTGACCCACACCTTTGCTTCCGGCAAACCGAGCCTGCCCAGCCTCACCCTGGAAACGGGTCTGCCGGATATCCCGGCCTGGTTCGTCGCCTCCGGCGTCATGGTCAACAGCCTGCAGGTGGGCTTTGCCCGCTCGGGAGCTGCGAATGCCACGGTGGGTCTGGTGGCCCAAGGCGAGGTGCGGCGCACCGCCACGCTGGATGACACCCCGGCCACTCGTGAATTGCAGCGCTTCAACCAGTTTCAAGGCCAAATCCTGCGAGAAGGCCAGGCGATGGGTAACGTGGTCTCGGCGCAGCTCACGTACTCTAACAACCTGGAGCGCATCGAGACCATCCGCTCCGACGGCAAGATCGACGGCGCTGATCCGACGGTGGCCAGCCTCACCGGCAACCTGGAGGTGCGCTTTGCCGACACCACGCTGATCGATGCCGCCACGAATAACACGCCGCTGGAACTGACCTTCGGCTACGCCATCGACGCCGATCAGCGCCTGACATTCATCGCCCACGAGGTCTATCTGCCCAAGGCCAAACTGTCCATCTCCGGGCCAGGTGGCATTCAGGCCACTTTCGAGTGGCAAGCCGCCAAGGCCGCCGGCGTGGCGCGTATGTTCACCGTCGAACTGGTGAACGACGTCACTTCCTACTGATAACTCGATCGAGGTTTCCCCATGATCAAACTCAACCTTCCGCGTGAACCGCACTGGATCACGCTGGCCGCCGGCGTGCGCCTGCAGGTCCGACCAGCCACCACGGCGCTCGTCATGGCTGCCCGCCACGCTGCTTCTAAAGTGGCTGGCACTGACACCGCTGCCGCCGGCGAGCGCACCGCTACCCTCATCACCGAACTCGCCAAGTTGGCCGTACTCGCCTGGGAAGACGTCGCCGACGACAAGGGCAAACCCGCTGCCGTCACCCCCGAGGGTGTCGCCGCCCTGATGGAGCACTGGCTGCTGGCCGATGCCTTCGAACGTGAATACCTCGCCGGCCTCTACACCCTGGATGCAGAAAAAAACGTCTGAAGGCCCGCACCGCGTGGCATTTCGGTGGCGGGCCGAGCTACTGCAGTGCCTGCCCTGAGCGGTGCCCCGAGTGTCCGTACACCATGAATGCCCCCGAGAGCCTAGAGGGCTGGCAGGCGGCCAGTGCGATTGATATCTGTGCCAGCCAGCTGCGCATGGCCCAGGGCCGGGTGGTCGGGCTGGATTTGAACGCCTGGATGCTGGCCTGCGAGAGCACCGGTCTCGACAAAGCCACCGCGATCGATCTGTTCCCGGCTGTCGAGGCGGGCCTGATGAGCACTTTGCAACAAGACGAATAACGGCGACGACTGATTTCTTTCCATGGCTGAACGCAACCTCTCCATCCGCCTGTCCGTGGTCGACGGCGGCAAGGTTAAGGCCGAGCTGTCCGAGATCGGTGAGAAGGGGGAACGCTCGCTCAAAAAAATCGAGGCCGCCGCCCAACCCGCAGGCAATGGCCTGAAGTTTCTGTCGTCCGCCGCCAACGACGCCAAGTTTCAGTTGCAGGCGGCCACTGACCGGCTGGGCATGCTGGGCTCGGTCCTCGGTAGGCTCGGTCCCGCCGGTCTCATCGCGGGTGCGAGCATCGCCGCACTGGGTGTGGGCATCACAGCACTGGTCATGCCGGTGGCCCGCGTCGGTGACGAATTCTTCAAGCTCTCGCAAAAGACCGGCGTCTCGGTCGAAGCCCTGACCGCGCTTGACTATGCTGCCAAGCTGTCGGACGTCACCACCGAAGGGTTGACCAAGGCCCTGCAAAAGCTGTCGGTGGCGATGTTCGACACCCAGGTCAATGGTGAAGAAGGCAGTGCTGCCCTGAAGGCCCTGGGGGTGTCGGCCATGGACGCCCACGGTCAGATTCGCCCGACCGAAGCCGTGCTGCTCGACCTAGCCGAGAAATTTGCCCGGATGCCCGATGGTGCGGACAAGGCCGCGCTCGCCGTCAAACTCTTCGGCAAAGAAGGCCTGGCCATCATTCCGTTCCTTAACCAGGGACGCGAAGGCATCTCGGCGTTGATGGAAGAAGCGCAGCGCCTGGGGCTGGTCATGTCTGAAGACGTGGCACGGGCCTCGGAAGTTTTCAATGACAACCTCACGCACTTGTCCGCCATCTTCGAAGGCGTGCAGCGCCAGATCGGCGCTGCCGTCATACCTATCCTGGCCGACTTCACCGAGCAGGTGATCCTGGCGCAGACCGAAACGGGTAGTTTCAGCAACGAGCTGCAGCGCATCACGGCCAACCGGGAAGCCACGCTTGTGTTTCTTGAATCGGTCGCGTCTGGCTTGGCCTTCATTGCCGAGTCGGCGGTGCTGTTGAAGCGCGTGATCGCCCAGCCGTTCGACAGCTTGTCGGTGGTGGGCAAGGACATCGAGACCTGGTTCAAGACCGATCTCTTGCGCTCGATGAAGTCAATGGGCTATGACCCCAAAGTCATCGATGCCGAAATCGCCAAGCTACAGGGCGCGCGGGATGACTATGTGCGGGCGGCTAATGACAGACTGTTCAACATCAACCAGAGCCCCGGTTATGTGGACCGGGTGGCCCGGTTCTTTGATGAACAGCGCCGCACCGTGCGCGTCATGGGGCAAAAGTTCGTGCTGGACACCGAGGCGCAGGCCAAGGAGGTCCAGGCGATCTACGATAGGTTTCTGCCCACGCTGCCACGCAAGCCGCGTCCCAGCCTTGATCTCAGTGGTTTCGAGAAACCCAAACCCGCAGAAAAAATCAATGAGGGCGAGGTCTTTCTCAACCAACTGCGCTCGCGCCTGACGCGGGCTCAGGAAGGCGAAGCCGCTGAGTTGCGCGCGCGGGCCCTGCAGATCGAAGCCAAGGGCTACAAGGGTGTCTCCGTAGAAGCCGAGAAATACATCCAGGTGCTCGAGGCTATTGAGCGCCAAAAGGAAAAAGACAAAGCCTTCGAGGCTTACGAAAAAGAAGAAGCCAACGCCCGCAAGATCGTCGAGACCCTGATCGGTGGCAACCGCCAGCGCATCGAGGGTGTGCAGCTGCAGCGCGAGATGCTGGATCTGTCCAACTCCGAACGCATTGTCCTGCAAACCCGTGCTGAACTGGAAAAGGCAGCCGCCGCTGCGCGCAAGGAAGCTAGCCAGATTCAGGATGGTGATTTGCGAGCGCAAACGATCGAAGCGATCAACGATGCACTGTCAAGGCAGTTGCCGATCATCGAGAGTCTGGTCCGCGCCAACGCCGACTACCAGCGTTCTGCTGAATTCGGAGCCAAGTCCGCGCTGCGCACTTACATCGAGGACGCCACCAACGCCGCCAAGCAAGCCGAACGGGCCGTGACCGGTGCCTTCAAGTCCATGGAGGATGCCCTGACCCAGTTCGTGATGACCGGCAAGCTGGATTTCAACAGCTTGGCCAACTCGATCATCAGCGATCTGATTCGCATCCAGATCCAGCGTGCGATCACCTTGCCGTTGGCGAACTGGGCCATGAGCTTGTTCACACCGGCGACCAGCGCAGCATTCCCCCTGGGTTCCGGCGACCTGATGGGCGTGAACGCCAACATCGCCCACAGCGGCGGTCTGCTCGGGTCCGATGGGCTGCCGTCTCGCAACGTGGATGCAGCTCTCTTTGCCGGTGCTCGACGCTTCCACACGGGCGGTCTGGTCTCGGGTGAAGTGCCCATCATCGCCCGCCAAGGTGAAGCGGTATTCACGCCGGGGCAATTGCGAGCTCTGGGTGGTGCAGTCGCCACCAAGCCCCAGGTGAATGTGGAAGTGAATGTCATCAACCGCGCCAGTGGGGTGGAGGCCCGAGTCGAGCAACAACAGCAGCCCGATGGCAGCACGCGGCTCGATGTCATCGTAGAGCAGATGGAAGCGCGCATGGCTCGGTCGATCTCTCAAGGTTCCGGCTTAGCGCCGACCCTGGAGCGCCGCTACGGGCTAAACCCGGCCGCCGGAGCCATGCGATGAACATCACCTGGCCCACCACGCTGCCACTGCCTTCGGTCGAAGGCTATGGCCTCACACCCCAAGAAGCCGTGCTGCGCACCGACATGGAGTCGGGTCCTGCGCGCCAACGGCGTCGGTTTCGGCAGACGCCCACGCGCATCACCGTGCGCTGGCTCTTCCTGGAGACCCAGTTTGCGCTCTTTGAGGCTTGGTACAAGTACCACGCCGACGAGGGCGGCCAGTGGTTCGAGATCACCTTACTCGGTGGCCTTGGGTTGCTGCCCCACGAAGCACGCTTCACCCGCCAGTTTGAAGCCCGCTTGTTGTCGGCGCGACGCTGGGAGGTCAAAGGTGAGCTGGAGATCCGTGAGCGTCCGACACTCGATGAAGGCGCGCTCAACTTGCTGCTCGAGTTCGAAGCGCAAGACCTCTTTGCCATGGGCAGTGAACTGCATCAGCTGGTGCACATCACTTTGCCATTGCGCTTACCCCTTTCCCTATCCGATGAAATCTGATCCCGGACCAATTCACCATGAGTCTACAAACCGATTTGCACAATGCCGTCGCGCAGGTGGCGGCTGACAGTGCGTTACTGCACGCCGTCGTTCATGGCGGCACACAGGAGACGGTGAGCACCGAAGGCGGCGTGGTCGTCACCGTTGCCAAGCTTCTGAACGATGCCGATGTGCGTATCAATGTGGCAGCAAGCGGCATCCTTGCGCAAAGCCAGACAGCCGCCGAGGATGCGCTGACCTCGGCCGAACTGGCCGCCAATGAAGCCGACCGTGCCCAGTCTGCGGCCAGCCAAGGCGTCACCGATACGAATACCGTCTTGCAGCTGGTGCAGAGCAGCGGCAACCAGATTCTGGTTGAGGCCGAAGATGTGCTGCAGCAAGTCATCACCCGGTTGATTGCGGTGGGTTTGCCCGACTCCTTGATCGGCGCGCGCGGCATGCTCCTGAAGGTCAAGGCCGATGAATCCGGGTATGAGCTGGTTCACACCGCTGCGTTGCCGCGCTTCTATGGGTTTCATCTGTCCAGTGACGGCTCGGAGCTGTTGCTGACCGAAGGGCGTGAAGAAGCGTTTGATACCAGTGTCCTCACTGCCTGGACAATCTCGGAAGGCGTGAGCTTTGCCGTGCAGAGCAACGCGCTGGAGGTACAGCTGTGAACCTCGACATCTCGGTGCTCGGCTACCGCTGGTGCGGCATCTATTCGCCTTACCTCAGCTATCACGATGGCGATGTAGTCTTGAAGGAAGGCGGCGCTTGGGTGATCCGCCACGGCCAGCCGCAGCCCTTTGCCTTGGGTCAGCAGGACGCGATTTTGAAGGGACATCTGCTCACTGGTGGTGTGTCCGTGGGCGGTATTGGCAGCATGGTGCTACATTCCAACGGCACAGACGGCGTGGAATTCCGCTTCATGGCCGATCGCAATGGGACGATTGCCACGGCGCTCATGAACACCGATCGCGCAGCAGCGGACTATCACAGCGCCAACTACTTCATGGCGGCGATCATGAACGATGGTTCGGTTCGTGCGTGGGGGCGCGCCATTTATGGCCAACAGGGTACCGGTAATACGGGGGATATCAGTCGCACTTTCCCGGCGCGGGTGGCGTTCCCTCCCGGCACACCACGCATCGTGTCCGTGAATTGCGTGTGGGATGACACCTTCTTCATCGATGCTGAGGGTGGGCTCTGGCACGCCGGGGGTAACAGTGGCTATGGCTCACCCACGGCGAGTGCCAATGCGGTGCCGCGACGTGTCAATGGTGTGGGGCAATTGCCTGCCAATGCAGTGGTCAAGCAACTGATCACCGGTCATGATTGGTACGGCTACCGCATGCTGGCTTGTCTGGACGCTCAAGGTCGGGTCTATGTGTGGGGCAACAACCAGCAGGGCAGCTTGGGCCTGGGGCACACCTCGGCGGTGACCTCGCCGCAACTTGTGCCATTCACCGTCGACACGCCCATCAAGGCGGTGTTTCTGTCGGGTGGCACCTATGCCGCCAGCTACCTGATCGATACGGCCGGCAAACTCTGGATTGCCGGCGAAGCCAACTCTTGCGGCTTTGGCGGCGACCAGTACACGCACCGTCTTTGGATGCCTTGGGGCACAGAGAAGCGGGTTAAAAAAGTATTCTGCTCCGAGTCCGATGCCCATTGGGTGGCTGGCAGCCAGTATTACCGCAGCTATGGTGTGCTCCTGGAAGATGGGGCGCTCTATCGCTGGGGCCATGACGAGGGGCAGACCTCCGGCATTTGGGGCACGGGCTACACCGGGACCATCTGGACGGGGCACGCCCTGTTTCCATACAAGGTACTCGATGGCGTGGCCGATGCGTATGCGGTATCCGGGGGGTATGGACGCACGCTGGCGCTGATGCAAGACGGCACAGTTCGTCACACCGGTTACGACGGCTATAACCTGGGTGGCGGTAACGGCAACCGCACACAGTGGGCTGCGATTGGCGGCGACTTTCTCACCCAAGTCACCAAGCTGCGCATGTACGGTAGCAGCTATGGCTCATCGGCCATGGCGCTGCGCGCCGATGGCAAAGCGGTGGGCTGGGGCATGGGCGGTGCTGGACAGTGTGGCAACGGCTACGCCGATTCAGGCAACTCGCCCAACCGTTTCGTGCTGATAGACAGGCCGATTGTCGATTTCTCGCGCTCGGGAGTGATGGGCTGTGGCGATGGTGGCGAGTACCACTACGGCGCTTATCACTTCCTCACCCGCGATGGCCAAGTGATGTCCACGGGTTACGGCAGCTATGGCCAGACCGGTGACGACGACAGCGACCATCGCTTTGCGCCGTCGCCGATTTTGTTCTGAATCCTTCCAATCTTCATTCTTCAAGGACTGTTCATGGGAACCGTTTCTCTGGGCAAGATTGCCTTCACCTGGCGCGGCGCGTATGACGCCAGCGCCATCTATGCCCGCCAGGATGTGGTGAGCCACAACGGCGACAGCTTTGTGTGCCTGGTCGATGCCACCACGGGCGTGGCACCGCATGCGAACTCACCGGCCTGGGATCTGTTTGCGCAAGGCACGCAAGGGGTGTCGAACCTACCCGGCGAAGTCATCTACTTCGATGGCAATCAGCTGGTCGCTTTACCGGTAGGCCAAACCGGGCAGGTGCTGACCATCGGCGCGCAGGGTGTACCAGTTTGGGCCACGCCCGATGTGCGCTCAGGCACCAAGGCATTGAAGCTCCCGGAGAACGCGAGCAACACGCAGCCCAACAGCTACCGTCAGTTCGGTCTCATCATGACCGATGGCAGCATCCGCTCCTGGGGACGCAACGCCAACTGGAAGTTGGGGGATGGCACCACCTATGCGCGCTCCTATCCGGCACGCACGGCGTTTCCGCCCGGGTTTCCGGGCGCGGCCAAGCTCTATTACAGCCATGACACCAATGGCTACTGCATCGACAAGAACGGTCAGCTCTGGGGTTGGGGCTACAACGGCTACGGTCAGCTGGCGACCGGCAACACGACCAATCAGCCTGTGCCGTACAACATGAGTGCCAACGCCAGCAATTCGATCGCTGGTAAAACCGTGACTCAGTTGGCGCTGAACTGTGGCACCGAAGGCTACAACAGCACGCTGGTGCTGTGCAGCGACG